ATATTGTTTTCTAACATTTGTTTTTCTTCTTCATCTGGCATTAATTCTATAAATATACCAAAGTCATATAAATGTAGATTTTTCATTTCTTCTAATGTAGCTACATTATGATTACCTATAGCTTGTATAAACGCGTCTTTTGTTGGTGAGTATTCTAATATATCAGATATTCTTAATGACAATTGCTCAGCAACTTCTGCAGTTAAATATAAACCAGCTTGCAATATGTGTCTTGTTGCAGTATTACTATTTGCAGCTGCTAGTTTTTGTACACCAACTAAAGCATTTTTATCTGGTGTAGCAGCGTCTCTAGCTTCGTTAAGCCCGGTAGTATCTCTAATCATTTGCATGTAGTAATTATACGTACCAATTAATTGTTGCATTTAAAGCTTCTTGTGGGTTATAATTTGTTCCATTGCCTAAATCTACCTCAGCTAAGCCGTCAGCATCAAGATAAACACCGTCTGGCACCATACGTGATAACACTTGTTGTAGCTTTAAGTGCGTAAGTTGTATCATGTCAGCAAAACCTGTTATACGTCTTACTAAACTTTCAATTTTACCTTTATACATACGTGGTGCTACAATAGCATAATTCATTCTACACTTTGTATAATCACTTTTTGGCCTCATCATGTTTTTAGCCATTTCCCACTTAAGTAATTTATCAGTGCCTAATATCATTGCGCCTTCATACAAACACTCTATTGATTTTTGTAGTTTGCCAAAATCACCTTCTTTATTTGCTGGCGGATCAAACGTGTCATCTTTAGGTATAACTTTATCAGCACCACTACCAGTTTCTTTTACTTTATAAGTTTCGTTCATGTATGTTTTATAATTAAAATATAAAACTTGAACTTGATTATTATCTTCTTGTCTTTTTGTAATTAAACCTGCTTGGTAATTTGATTGTTGATATTTTTTATTTTTTACTATATCTTCTAAATCTTCTTGAGTAAGATGTGGAAACTGTTTAATTAATTCGTTTATAGGTATAGTTTTTACTTCACCAACATAATATATATCATCAAAATATGGTGATTCACTGTAAGAATATACTAAGTTAGCAGGGTCAACATAATCAACAACAACACCTTCAGATGTATTAAAACTAGTTTTTACTGCACCTATACCTAAAACAGTAAGGTCATAGTAAAATTGTTTTTTAATTAATTCATATTTGTTACCTTCTAATAAAACGTTAATAGCTTGCTCTTCAGCTATTTCAACATTTTGCTTATAACTAAGTTGCATATGTAACTCTAACTCTTCTTGAGTATCAGGTAACTCGTCTTTATTATTTTCGTATAAATCAATATTAAATTCAGTTGCAGCCATGTCATTAAACTCACGTGTTTGCATGTCTCTTAACACAGACTCCATGTACTCTGTACGTTTAGTAACACCGTATGGATCTTGTGAAAAAGCTTTTATATCATAAGTTCTTTCTGCAATACCATTAACAACTATATCTACAAACTTAGGTATAATAGGTACTGGTTTCCAGTCTAAGTTTAAATAAGATAAATCACCGTTTATAGATAGTTCATCTTTATATTTTTGTATTGATTGTTCACCTCTTGCATATAATCTAAGGTTGTGAAAG